TGATGCAGATGAAACAGGCAGGGTACGATGCAAGCCTTCGAGATGGCATTGATGATAAGATCCTCCACTTTGACTTCAAAGAGCCAAATCCAGAAGAGGTTGCCGCCGCTCAAGCCGCAGCCGCTGCTCAACAACAGGGGCAGCAGGGAGGCGGTCAAGCACCGCCTGTGCAAAAGACGGATGAGTTGCTCAACGATCCAGCCATGATGTTCAAGCGAACAGAGTTCGATTCCAGTCGAGGTTCAGTCCCAGTTGGCAACGATGCTCTCGCATCAACCATGGGTACAGATTTGCCGCCACTTCGCACCATCAGTCAAAACACACGCCAATCTGGAGGCCAGTCCCCTGGTATGGTCAAGCGCAACGAAGGCGCACCGACTGGTGCTGAGAAGAAAACGGACAAACGAGATCTCAAGTCCGTTGGCGAGAAGATGGCCGATGAGCGTTTGAACCAAATGGGGAAGCGTAAAGGATTGGACAGTTGAGAGGAAAATGCTCTTTAAGTTGGATAACATGGGAGGTTTTGAGCAGCATGACAGACGGATTTGACATCATTGCAAAAATGGATCCTATGGCTCGACGGGCAAAAGCCGCTGTCGAAGCCATTGAGAAGGCAATCGCCACAGGTGATCGAGATTCCTTGGCCGCTCACCTCGAACAGGCAGAGAACGCACTTTCAATGTTGAAGTCGGATCTCGCCACCCACGATATGCTCACCAAATCCATGGCAAAGAGCCAGCCCTCCGACCGCTTCCTCGGCGCAATTTCACAGTTCGACAACCAAGCCTCGGACTACAACGGAACCGAGAACGCCGTTGCGTTGGGCGTGAGTCGTCATGGACGGGACTCTGGATATTTCCAACCGCATCGGGTGATTTGATTTGTATTGGAGCGATGCCAACACGAACCGAAAAACGGTTCACATCTCCGACACGTTCCTTAAGCAACAGCCGATGACCGCTCAGTCGAAAGCACCAGCCGACACGCTGTTGGGAGAGATCGACGCCGCCATTGCCGCTCTCGCAGATCAAGTGGCTCAATTCAATCACCTCATGTCGCAATCGAGGCAAGCAAATGTGGCCGCTGAACCAACCCTTCGTCTTCAAGAAGCCGCAGAGAATATGCGTAAGAAAATCCTCTCGTGTCAAGGCGATGCGGCTATGTTGCGGGAAGCACACGCCAGCGTTTTGCAAATGCAACCGATGGCTCCTGTCGGCATGGGCAATGATCCAATGGCCGCTGCATCCATGGAACAGCCTCCAATGAATATGCCACCAGGTATGCAAAACATGGGGGGTATGTGATGACCGAAGAGGTTTCTAATGAACAGGCTCAAGTTGAGTTGCTCAAAGAGTTGGTTGGCGAGGTTCGCCAAATGCGCCAACGCATTGAGGCCCTCGAACATGAAAACTCAAACCTGCGTAAGGCAGTTGATGATCCTGAAACTATCATGCGAAAGCACGGCTGGAAGAAGTTCTCAACCCCTCATGCAGACGAAACATTCGACCCATTGAACCGAGCAGTTGGCGACAGTTCGTTCTCAACCCCGTTTGAGGGAAGCGGCGATTTGTTCCTCAAATCTCGCGATCAACAACTTCGAGAATGGGAAGAGGCTGAAAGGCAGGTGAAAGGATGAGCGCACAATGGTACGACCCGCTTGCAGAAACTCAAGAAGGGCAACTCTTGACTGAGGTCAAGGATCTGTTGAAGGCCGTCAAAGGCAAAAAGAAGGGCGGCTTCCCTGATCTCAACGGAGATGGCAAAACCACCATGGCCGATGTCCTCCATGGACGTGGCGTTGTCGGCGGCAAGAAAAAGAAGACTGAGGCTGAGAAGGGCTACAAGTCGGATCGAGGGCAAAAAGATCCTCCAAAAATGCCCACGCCAAAGAAGGAAACAGTCATCAAGTTCGATGCGTCGGACAACTGTCCAACCTGTGGTGCAAACCCACACGAAGACTGTGGCATGAAAGGCCCAGATCACAAAGCAATTGATTGCAAACTCAACCCCATCGCATTTGATTCTCGAATGGATGATCTGCGAGAAGAAACTCCCGAAGAACACTATGAAGGAGGCCACCATTTGGCTTGCAATGTATGTGGCGCAATGCCCGATGGTGCTTGTGGCGCAACAAATGGAATGACGCCCGCCCGCAATTGTGGGATCCGTATGCAAGCAAAGAAGGATAAACTCGTCAACATTCTTGATCTTGGCAAATCGGATGTCGTCAAATACGAACAGGAACCCGATTCCTCAAACAGCGTTCCAACTTTCCAAAACGTGGACGGCGGCATCGCTGTGGTTGCACGTGGCTACACCACAAACCAACGCATCCCTCACACCACGGATGGCATCAAGAAAACCACGATCAGCGAGAAGGCCAAGATCCCTGCGTATTCTCAGCAGGGCTATTCCGCCAATAGCAGTTCTCTGCATATGCACTTGACTGACGGCGGCAACTCTGGCAACCTGCCAAACCTTGCTCCAATTGAGGAGCGACTCGCTTCGCTCACCAAGGGTGCTTCTAAGGTGAACCAAGGCGTCATCGGAGAAATCGAATCCCTCATCAAACAGGTGAAGGAACATTTGGCCTCCGAATAAGGAGGTGAAAGATTGACGAGCGAGATTGACCGCCTTCGGACTGATGCGATCATCGCAGTCCATCGTGCATCCGATTTCGATTTCGACCCGTATCTCAAAGCAATCGCTAATCGAGATCTCCTCAAAGAGGACTTGGCGACCATGCTCGGAATGGGAATGATGCAACGCCCAGAGTTCAACATGACGGACTTGGAATCAGCAATGCCCGTATCGAGCATGAAGATCCCTGGGTATCAAGACTTCATCGCAGGTCATGCCAAGATGACCAACAGTCCATTGAAGGATTGGCCCTCCGCTGCCGCCAACAATCGCTATGGCGAACACCATCCATTTGGCATGAAGTCCAACAGTTGCCCATTGCTCCACGGTGCAATCCACGGAGATCCTGCATACGCTGAACACATTGCCTTCGGTATGCCAATGCTACAACAACTCGCAGAGAAGGAGCGCGTCCTCAACTATGACAAAGGCTTCTATGGAGATCCAAAGGAATCGATGTACGATTTGTTCAAGCGTGATCGAAACCGATACCGTCATGCATCGGACGAGGACTACGAAGCGGGCAAAGTGAGCGAATGGAAGAGAGAGTTGGGACTGCTTCCCTATCTGTTTGGACTGGAATACAACACGACAGACCAACGTCAAAACTTCATCGACATCCTCAAGTCAATGAATCAAACCGAACCAGGTTCGCCCGACTTCCGATTCCATCAAAACAAACTCCAAGAAAAGGCTGGTATCTCATGGGGTCGAGCGTTGCGCTCATGGCGTGAGCGGTTCACCCCCCTTCTTCATTGGTGGATGCGGCCAAGCGACAGGCACGGCCCAGTCAGTCCTCTCAAAATGGGCATGGGTATGATCGGAAAGAGCAACGATGCAGATTATCACATCATGAGTCCATGGGTCTTTGAAGACGGGAACATGGCTGAATCGATTAACCATCATTGGTGGGATCAATTCATGCCGTGGGGTGGAGTCGGTCGAAACATTGGTTCTTTGAAGCAGATCTTTGAGCAATCATATCCTAAGTGGTTTGGCGAGGGATGGCTATCCTCAATGCTCATCGATGACAATGCATCGTCTTTGATGCGATATGAGCATGATGCTGGAAGCCACTTCCCTCATGCAGTCAACCACCCAATCACCGAGATGCATCCAGACCGTCATGCTCTCAAAGCAACATTCAACGACTCCGACTTCTTTGAGCAACGACGCTCCAATTGGAGCCATTCCTCAAATCTGCACTTCCTCCACCCAAGCGAGATTAAGGGCCAAGGTGGGCGGATGATTGTCCCAAGCGACCAAATGATGCTATCCTCTTTGGGTCGATCCTTGGCAAGTCAAGTGGATATGGGCGCACCTCGAATCGGTATGTTTCGAGAGGAACACCCCTCCTCAACTAAGGATTATTGGGATTCTCACAACGCTCTTTACGCAGCCAACGATATGCATTTGGGTCAAGCAATGCAGAACATGGCTATTCGAGTCATGAAGCAATTTGGTCAAGACGTGCTAAGCCCCACCGATCCAACCAGCATCGACATGGGTATGTTGGCTCGTGGCAATCTCCAGCAAATTGCAAGTGCCGCAGACTACGCATTGAAGAAAATGGACATGGGCAACACCTACCGTGCAATGGCTCCAACATACGACCAAATGGGGAATGTTCGGATGAATGTTCAGAACATGGGGCCAGTCCATCCAACCTCGTTTGCAACATCACCTCCGATTTACAACACGGGCAACACCCACCTTTGGGGCCATGAAATGCCAGCAAACCTCACTTGGAAGTACGACCCCAAGCAAGAAGGCATCGTGTTCGGTTTGGCAGAGGAGCCATTCCAAATCATGCAACGCACGGCTCATGAAAACCATGTAGGTGCGTTGGGGCCAACCTTCGTTGATCTGCCCGCTGGTGCGAAACAACGCGACATCCAAGCAATCAGTTCGCTCGATCATCGAGGGCTATCGCCTTTAGCAACAGGAGATATTCACAAATCCGATGACTACGAAGCAACTGGCGTGTTCAAGACTAAGATCATCCCTGCCTACACCATCCATAGCCTCGACGAGATGGATAAGTTGCGAGGATTCACAGGAGATTGGGTTGTTCAAAAGATGCCAGGTGGCGAGCGAATGTTCGTCGAAAAGAAGGGCAATCACATCAAAGGCGGCAAACTGCCGTCCGATGTTCGGAAGGATCTGCGTGAGATTACGGGAGATTTCACCTTTGATGCATACCTCGACGATGGCGTCCTTCATGTTGTTGACCTGCTGGTTCACAAAGGAACAGATATGCACATGGAGCCGTTGGAGGATCGCGTCAACGCATTGAGGACTCTTTACGACTCAACACCAAAGGTGCATTTCCCAATGCCCACCAATTGTGTGTCCACCGATCAAGAGGGATTGCTCAAAACAGTCAACGCTTTGGATAAGAACGAGTTGCTTATTCGAGATTCCAAATCCACATTCATGAAGGAGAAGGAGGTTCACCCCAAGTGGATTCGGTACGCCAAAGAGGACATCGCTAAGGCGTTTTATCCACCCATGCCAGAGGTCATCGCTTATCCAGATCAGGTAAAGTTGGTTTATCCCTCCATTCTTGAACCCGTAGTGTTGAAAGGAGAATACATCGACGGCGGTTTCAACATTCAAGCAGTTGAAGGCAATGAGGTTTTGTTTGCAAAGGCTAATCGAGATGCTCCTCTTCGGGGGCCTGTTGCGATTGCTTTGCTAAAGGAAGGGGCGGCGGCTGCACCTGCTTCAAGCGGGGGGACGTTCACATCGGGTGATGCTCACAACCCAATTCATTCATCTAAAAAGCGACGACCACGAAGATTGAAGATCTTGCAAAAAACCGTTCTTCGTGCGCCAGCGATTGAAGGAGTTGATGAAAAGGGCCATGGTGTGGCCGACATCATGAGATCTGCTCGAAGCCACATCACCCATGACAACAAAGCCAAGTCAACAGAGAACATGATTGAGAATGTCAAAGGACTCAACAAGAAAATGCTTGAGATGTACGCTGGCGAATACGGACTTGAGCAAACGGACAAAGGAGAATGGACGGTCAACGAAGCAATCGATGACGACATTGTGGAGCGTATGTTCCCTCGAATGAACAGAATCTCCCCTGTTGGCGGAGCCTGGGCGGGTATGCAAGCCGACATCACCGCACCAACTGGGCCAACAGAGTTGTTGGATGATTCAGCGGTTTCGTTTTACGATCCAAAAACCGAAGAGGAACCTCAAGAGGGAGATCCTGTGTACCATTTGAAGGTCAAGGACAGCCAAGATGAGGGCGAATCATCAACCTTAGATGTTGAAAACGGCAAAGCAACTCTTCGAGTCCCTATGAAAACCCAACAGGAGATGCTCGAAGAACAAGAAGTGGAGCCGAGTGATCGTTCCGAGGCCGATGACGAAGACTGAGATCTCACTTTTTTGTTGAGATAGCCTTCATATAGGATGACTCGATATTTGCCGAATAATGACGGCGACGACAATGGAACTGAACTCCGCAGGATGGTCTGCGGAAGGTTCGGATTTCCTTCTCAAGTCTGCCGCCGCCAATGGCGACCTCTATGTGGCAGGTTATGCATCTGTTGACATGGTGGACAAGCAGGGTGATCGAATCCCTGTCAACGCCCTCAAGAAGGCTTTCGACCAATTCATGGGCAACAAAGCATTCCGCAATGTTCAGTTGGCACACTCTGGTATCCAAGTCGGAGAAGTTGTTCCTTCCTACAATGATAGCGAAGGTCGCCTTTGGAAATCCGAAGTTGATGATCACGGACTGTTCGTTGTTTGCAAAATCCGCAACGACATTCAAAAAGCACGTGAAGTGCAGAAGCAAATCCGCAATGGCGACCTACGGGCGTTCTCCATTGGTGGACAGGCACTATTTCGAGTGTCCAAGACTACGCCCGAACTCGGTACGCATCGAGAGATCACCGACCTTGAACTCCATGAGATCACGCTATGCAAGAAGGGAATCAATCCCGAGGCGGCATACACGATCCTCAAAATGGATGGAGATGAAAACATGAGCAATACGGAAGTGCTGAATGAAATTAAGGCTGGACTCAGCGAAGTCCTCAAAGAACTGAACGAAGGCAAAGAGGACAAAGCCTACAAAAACATGAGTTGTAGCGTCTGCAAATCCTCGGATTGCGAAGGCTGCACCAAGAAGTCGGCTGAGGAAGATCTCGCCCTCGCCTACATCGACACCCTCGAAAAGTTTGCCCACGACTCTGGCGTGGATCTCAACACCCTTCGAGATCACTTCGGTTTGGAGAAAGCCTACCTCCCTGAGCAGGGCAGCGGCGGCTTCTCCCACCGTGGTCAAGGCGATGAAGTTGGATCTGGTGAAGATGCAACCGAACCAGCCTACCCCACCCTCCCCTCTCCTGGCGGCAACAACTACGTCATCAAAGGGCCAAGCGTTCCCAACATGAACATGAACGCTCCCTCTGGCAACCAAAACGTGGTCAAGTCCCTCACCCCTGAGATGCTCGAAAAGGGCTACCGCACCTACGCTGCTCTGCGTGATGAGGAAGCCGTGAAGGGCCTCGTCGAGAAGGAGTGGCAAGACCGCTACGAATCCGAAACCGCTCGTGCTGTGGAACTCCGCAAGCAGAACGATGTCGGACACCAGATCAACGCCCTCCGTGAGGAGATCGCCATGCTCAAGTCTGAGAACACCGACCTCCAGAAGAGTGCCACCCCCGTGCCATCCGCACCCACCACCTCCATCCGTGTACCAACCCATGACGAGTTCGCCCAGATGGGCAGCGACATCGATGGTTGGCGAGCCGCAGAAGCATTGGCAATGCGAGCCTTGCGTGGAGATTGAAACAAACAGGAGATGATGAAACATGACCCAAGGATACATCCGAACAATCGAAGACATGGAACGCCTTTACTACGGCGCAGGTGCTGGAAGCAACGCCTGGGCTTACAGCGGCACGGATCTGCTCAAGGCTGATTCGCCTCTCATGTCCACCACGACTGGAACCTACAACGCCATCTTTGGCCGCAAGGTTTGGTCGCAACTGAACCAAGAGTTCAACGCCTTCTCGATCCTCCCCAAGAAGCCTTGGGAGAAGAGTGGATGGCGTGTCGTCGTTGGCAAGCCCGATGAAGCATCGGGTATTGCTGAGAACGGGACGCTCCCCGACTCCACCAAGCCAACCTTCGCTGAGGTCAGCACCAAGCCCAAGACTGTGGCTTCCAAGTTCGACCTCTCCGAAACCGCCATGTTCCTTGCTGACAAGGACGATGGCCTTGGCGATGCTCGTGCTGTGATCAAGATGGAAATGTCGAAGTCCCACGCTGAGTCGATCAACAAGATGCTCCTTCGAGATGTCAACACCGTTGCTGGCAACTCCTTCGAGTCCATCGACCGTGCAACCTCTTCGTCCTTCATCGAAACCTCTGCTTTCGCTGACATCAGCGCAGCCACCGTTCACAACCAATACAGCCTCACCCGTGATTCCTCTGGTGGCGCGGCTCGTGAGTGGTACGACGCCAACGTCGATGCTGGTACGGGTGGCGCAGAACGCCCCCTCACCTTGAACATCCTCGATGGAATGTTCCGCAGCGTCTGGGAACGTGGTGGTCAGCCCAAGGTCATCCTCACGGGCTACGACACCGTTGAGAAGATCCAGCAACTCCTCCAACCTCAGCAGCGTTTCACCGAGATGAAGCGTGTCGCCCCAAGTGTCAACGGCGTTCAAGGTGTCCCAGGTATGGACGCTGGCTTCGTCGTCGCCACCTACAACGGCGTCCCGATCATCCCCTCGAAGGACGTTGAAGACGATGGCCTGTCCCGTCTTTACTTCATCGACACGGACTACACCTACTTCTGCACCGCCAAGCCAACGCTTTACCACGAGTCTGGTATCGAAACGGGCGACCCCTTCGGGATCAACCGCCTCGGTCAAGTCGGTCTGTTCCACACGATGGGCGACCTGTGGCAACTCTTCTATGGCGCACACGGCAAGATCCGAGATCTGAGTGCATGAGGACAAACAAAACATGGAGATGATGAAACATGGCAAACGCAAACATTACTGGGAATGGAACTGTGATCATGAACGCACCCCTTTGGGCTGGTGTGGGCAACGATGACACTAACTGGCAACAGACCCCCATGGGTACGAACACCGCAACTGGCACGATCAGCATGGCTATCGTCGAGGTCGAATTGACGGCATCCAACGTCGCAACCACCTACGACTTGGCCCTCTCAACCAACGCCGTCTCTGGCACGGAAGTCATTGCAGTCCTTGACGGATTCAACGCTACGACCGCTGCTGGCCGCATGGCTCAGGGCGACCACACCTCGACTGAGATCAAGTTCGCTGCCGACTCTGGCGTCGTTGCAGAGGACAAGTTCCGAATTGCATTCTTGTACCGTTGAGGTGTTCCCTGATGGGATACACCATCACCTACACAGGTGGCAAACCGTACATCGAATACAACGTCAACGGCATCCGCATGGGCTTCGCTCGTGGTTCGCCTCGAACGGATCTTCCCGAGGCATGGGTCGAGGAGCGAATCCTCTCCGCCATCGACGCAGGTTCAACTGCTTGGACTGTCGTGAGTGATGCCGAGGAAAAGAAAACCGCTGCCATGAAGGAAGTGGTCGAGGCTCCAAAGGCTGAGGAACCCGCTGAGGATCTGTCCTCGCTGACTCGTGCCAAACTGATGGCTCTTTGCAAAGAGCGTGGGATCGAAACCAGCAACTCCGACAAAAAGGCTGACCTTTTGGCTAAACTCGGAGCGTGAGTTGAATGACTGACAACTTCTCGGACATCAGCGATGGCGAGAATTATCTCAGTCGTACACGTATCAATCGTCGAGTCTTCACGTTGAACGGAGCAAACGGGTTCTCAACGACTGCCTTCTTCAATGGTAAAGTGAGCAAAGTCATCATTGATGCCTCTCGATCAGCATACTTAATTGGTTCTGGAGCCATTGGCAAGTTCACCATCTCCATGGACATCGAGGATGACGGATCCACGGAATACACCTTCTTTGATGAGATTCGTGGTTTGAATTATGCTGGATCTGGAGCGGATCAAGTGATCTATCTCGAAACCACGCCTGGTGCAAACAAAGGTAGCACCGCTGGAACCCATTCACTTCATTTCGCTGTTTCGGCTCCGTCAACTGCTGCAAGCGAATTGCATTCGATTGACGAACCTGCCGCATGGAACGGCCTGTTGGTTGGGCAATGCCGCATCAACTGTTTCGTTGATGCACCAAACATTCTCGAACCCACGGGGACAATCCGTGTTGTGATCATAACTGAGTGAAATCATCTTAAATAGGAAAACCGACTGAGGAGATAACATGGCCGTTGAAACGCAGCAACAAGGACGAACGAATGTGTCAGGGAACCGCTTGACGGTTTCGTTGAAGGTGGCGACCGATGCAACCTCGTGGCCCGCACCAGGCATTGATTTCGATGCCAGCGAATGGGTTGCAAACCCCGACATGGTTCACATTGAGAATCAACGCGGCTTTGTGTTTGAATACGACCGAACCTTGAACAAGATCCAAGCGTATGTTCAAACTGACCCTGCCGATGCTGGCGGTGCAAACATCCCCCTCACCCCTGCTGTCGGACTCGACCTCTCTGGGGACATCGGTCTTGGAACTGGTGTCATTCTTCGAGTCATGATCACGGGCGCACGTGCATGAGGGGGTGAACCCCTTTGGCTCGAATGCAAACAGGCCACATCGATCTCGAAACATCGATGGAGATTCACAAGCGGCGCAACAAGCGTATGCTTGAAGTCATGACCTCAGCAGGTCAGATCGCTGAGGATCAATCTCCGTTTAGCCGTGAGAACATGGCAAACGCAGCAACACGCCTCGTCAAAGTTGACAAGAAACAATCGAGGGACATTCAAAACATTGGATCGGGGACTCGATGCACTTCATGTGGGCTTCTCCATTTCTGTTGGACTCCAGAGTGTGCGGTTTGTGGCGCAACAATGTATTTCAACATGGGGAGCCACCACAGTTGAGATACGGAGTTGAATGAATGCCTCAAGTCTTCAACCCTGGTCATCGCCCCAGTTCGCCGCTGGAACCCGATGAGTTGGTGTATTGCTCCGTTGACGAGGTTCCGGAGTTTCTTCAACTGCCCCTTCCTGATCCGATCTCATTGTCGGATGACTCGTTCATCACGGACGGCGTGATCTTTTTCCCCGTGAGCGGGGCCGAATACCGCCGATGGAAGTTCGACACCACGACCAAGATCACCGTGTACGATGATGCCGACGCCATGGGCAAATCCTACACCGTATCTGGTACGGAGAGCATTGGTGGTGGCAACGTCGCAGTCAAAGCAACTGCTGAGGCATCGGAGTCCTTCACGACCGCTGCCAACGCGCAGATCCAAATCAATCATGCATTGACCAACAGTCAAGAGCGTGGCCTCACGCGATCACACGTGGAGAACCTCATCCGTAAAAAGCAGGACTACATCGACCAGGTGTGCCGCATGGCATGGCGTCCTCGAATCGTTGTGGACGAATACCAAAACTTCACCACATTCAAGCCATACCGTCGCCGCTACTACACCGATTATGTCGGTGCAGTCTATTTGAGGCATCGCTCACTTCAACGAATCCTACGCCTTGGTGTGTGGCAAAGCGACTATTATCGAGAGTTGGGAGCCGCTCGAACGTGCATGAAGGTTGGCGATTCAACCCAATTGGCTGGCACGGAGAAGATCTTCCTATGCAACGGTACATCTCACACCGCAACGCTACAAAGCGGCACAGGCAACGGACAATGGCAGTCGGACTTTGGATCGAAGACCATTGCTCAAAACATTGCCAACCTCATCAACAAAGACGCAGCCACTTCTCGAACTGCCATCGCTATCGGAACACTTGAGGAATACGGCAAGCAACTCTATGTGAACAACGAATATCTCGCTGCGGCAAACAGCGATGAGGGCGATGGCAAAATTGTGATCTCATCGATGCGCTCAACTGAGGAAGGAGAGTCCAACACCATCGCTACAACCAACCCAGATGTGTTCACTTTTTCATTGGGGACTGGTGTTCAAGCAACCATCTCGTCAGTCGATGGCCTCGGCGGGTTCACCATCCCAGATGCTTCTGCCTTCACAAAGACTCACGGTTTGGTGTATTACACCGTGAGCGGGACGACCCATGTTGCCCGATGTTCTCGATCAGGGAACGACTTCACGGTTGTTGAAGAGTTGACCACGGGGGCAATCGCTGCATTGGCCGCTGATGTTGTTGTCAAGCAACAACGCTTGAACATTGACATGAATGACGAGGAGCGTCAATATGACTGGTGGTCGATGGAAGACAACGGAGCAATTATGTTCAACAACCAATACCCATTTTACGAGAATCATTCGTTGAAGGTGTCTTACATCTATGGCGAACGCTATCTCGACAAGACGATCAAAGAAGTCTGCATCAAAATGGTGGCAATTGACATCATGATGACCGATGACTACACGGTGCTATTCCCAGAAGGATCTCAAAACGTGGATCTCAACGCCAAAATGCAAAAGATGGAGGAGGAGGTCAAGCGGATGCTTGTGCCGTACCAAGAGTCCATCATTGTTGCAGGGATGGGTGGCTGAGGTGGCCGTTGTTCTTCTCGCCCTCATTGCGAATCATGAGAAGATGATTCAACTCGCAGAGGACATCGGTAAGTTGGCTGACGAAGCCATCAATGGCGGTGTTAGGGATTTGGAAGCGAGAATGCTTGAAGAGGAGAAGATGCTCAATGAGGAGATGGGCCTCGAATACACCGAAGAGGAGATGAAGGCCATCGTCGCCGCTCGACTAAACAACAACCACTTTTCGTTGAAGATCAATGAGAAAGTGCAGAAGATGAAGAGGTTGATTTGATGGCAAAAGATGCAATCCTCGCCGTTCGAGATCTTCTCAACGCCAACTGGAATCTATCGCCTAAGCCATCGATTGAGGACATCGCCGTTCTTGATCGAGGAGAGGGAAAGCGTACCCGTCTTCAAGACCAAGACGTCATCCGTATTTTTGAAACGGCTCACAACGAAGCACAGCCAGAGTTGCTCTTTGACTTCGTGAATGTTCACGTCAACCTCACCATCGACATCCGCACATCCAAAGGCCGTGATCGACTCAGCAAGTTGCGAGATGAGGCTCGGCGTATCATCCATAAGTTCCGAAAGGGCAATGAGAACGATTTTGACAGGATAATCTTCAAGACGAGAACCGACTTGTCGGATCGTAGCAAGGGGCTTTTCCGATACACACTCCAAGCGGAAGTCATCACATTCAGCGAAGTTCTGGAAACAATCACATGAGGCGAGATAAATGGTGAACACGGTATTCAAGGGCGACATCGCAGAAGTGTCATGGGGTAAAGAAACGGGACTGGTGCTGGACGGCACGGGTGATGCAACTGGTTGGGCCTTGACCTCATCCACGGGCAACACCTCGTTGATCACAATCGGCAGCACCGCTGTTTGGCAGTCAACCACCCTTTTGCTCCCTGATAACGCATTGGTGGGCTGTGTGCTAACCATCAGCGGAGGAACCGATTTTGGCTCCGATGACTATGCATCATCTCGACGCTCTTACTACATCATCGGCAACGACACGACCAGCAACACCATCACGGTTCAACCTGCTTTGGTTTCAAGCGCGGGGAATGCTGGAGTCGCTGACATCCTCACGATCCACCCCATTCAATGCCCAACCTTTGATAGCGGCATGACTGACGCTTCGCAGCGAGTCCGAACAGACCAATTCTTTGGACTCCTCGATTCGTTCAGCCTCCCTGAACCTGAGATTGACGTTCGCCAACAGCACGTCATTGGCATGGGTCGAGATGTGAACCTCCTCACCAGCGGTAAAGAAACGCTCGCTGGCGGTTCCATGTCGCTCAACGCTCACTCACTCCGATGGCTCAAATACGCCCTTGGTGGCGTTAGTTCCATCTCCACAACTGGTGAGTTGTCGAGCGCATCTGCCGCTGACACCATCCGCACAGCACGGCCCCTGCATCTCAAAGATGCGGCAGGGGCTTTGGTTGGATGTGCTGCTCAAGGCGTGGGCTTGGCTACTGCTGATCAAGACGCTATCACCGCTATTTCTGGAACAACGATGACTGGCATTGCTGCTGGCCTCGTCGATGACGAAGTGTTAATCGGATTGACCTCAGCAACCCATGCAACGGACACCTCAATCACCCTTGGAGCCAACTTTGATACCATTCACCTCACGGGTACGCTCGGTGATGGAGGCATCTTCAAAGTGGCAAAGAACGCCAATGACAACGACATCAAATATGGCTCGTACACGGGTGCGGCAACGACCGTTCTTTCGGGTTGTTTGGACATCACCACAGGCGCACTCGCTGATGCGAGAGCGGGCGGCGTTGTTGCTTTGCTTCCTAAGATCGTCGCCGCCGTTTCGATTGGCGATATGCGGGTGGACATTGGGGCGACCAATGCGGCTTTGTTCACCGTGGGCGAATACATCTCCATCGTTGACAAGGATACCTTCTCAATCCCTGGCGCAGATGCAACTTTGCCGACCGTGTTTAAGCACGAGATCCGTCGAGTCATTGGAATCAGCGGCGCATACCTCTATGTTGAGGAGCCATTCCAATTCGCACACGCAATCGATTCATGTGGCGTTGAGCGACTGACTTACCTTTCCGATGGCAAGCGAGGAAGCCCCAACATCGTGTCGTCCTCAAAAGAGTTGCAGAACGGCATCACCCACACAATGTTCGGCGCAACTCGCCTACCCACCTTCATGATCGAGCAGTCGTTCCGTCGAACCGACGCCTCTCCTGGTGATGGTCAACTGCTTCGCCTTTACAACGGATGCAAGGTTGAGTCTGCTACGATCAACGCCAACACCGAAGGCGAGTTGAAAATGGATCTGTCCTACGAGGCAACTCGACACTACACGGACACGGCTGGCGTGATGTCGCCTCACCGTATGTTTGAGGACACGGCAAACACCGCCGCCAACCGTAAGGCATCTGGCATCGCCGTGGACGGCGAGAAGCCATACCTCTTCCAAGACATCTCCATTGAGGTGTTTGGTGCGCCTGTGCTGCGCGGTACGCAGTTCGAGTTCCAAATCACCAACGGCAACCAAGCCCGCCACTACATCCGAGGATACGAAGGCGTTCAAGCCGATTCCGATCAAGTGCAGGTTGGCAACACCCAAGCCCCTCTTGAGATCACCGAATCGAAGCGAGCCTACACCTTCCGCTTCTCTGCTATCGTTGAAGACGACAGGCTGTGGGAACAGGTTCGCACTCGAAAGCACCATGTCAACACCAACGACATCGTGTTGCGATTGAAGAAGCGAGGTACGAACGCAACTCGTGAATCGGCTACTATCACCTTGGAGGACTACACCATCGTCAAGGCAGATCACCAGGTTCCTGATGACAAAGGCGCAGTCGTTGTTGAGGTCGATTTGTTGGTTCGCCACTTGAAGGTTGAGGAAAACTCTCCATATTTCACCCTTTGATGGTGAGTCTTTAAGACCAAAAAACGGATAGGGATAACCATGAGAATTGTTGGATTTGTCATTGTGAACGGACAACGTGTGCCAGTTGACTGGTCGATCACGGGAACAGAAGTTGAACACAGCGTTGGCCTCTCGGCTGATAACGTGAAGGTGTTCGTCAACCTCCCAACCTATGTGGGCGAAGACGGCGAGCCTTTGCAACAAGCCGTTGAGGAAGTCATCACCTCACAGTCGTCGGAATATGACGGCATGACCAACACCGAACTCCGTGTGCTTTTGGAGCAGCGGGGTCTGCCCAACTACGGCAACAAGAGCGACCTGATCCTTCGGCTTCTCAAGAGCGATGCAGAAGGCGAAGTCGTTGAAACCGAGGGCGAAGAGGTGAGCGAAGATGCCGAAGCGTGATGCTTTCATCCTCAGCAACACCCCAACACGACACGTTCTCGAAACCCCAATGGGGGAGTTGATTGTTCATGTCAAGCCCCTCTCATGGGTTGAGCAACAGGACGCCATGTCCCGATTCGTTTCTTTCAAGACTACTGATGATGGCTCTGTTGCACCTGATATTGATTTGGGCGGGTATTGGCGTTATGTTCTGACCAACTGCGTCGTCGAAACTGAGCCAGCACTTTCAAAGAAGGATCTCCTCAACCTCCACCCCGATGTGGGAAATGTCATCCGAACGGTTCTCCCCGATCTCAATGAGATCATTGGGCAATTTGCAGGTGGCATCTCCCCTTTGGAGTGAGGTACGAGGAATTGGTCGCGTTCCTCGATGAAGAAGCCGACGAAAGCGAACGTCCTGATCTGGACATAACGCAAACGACGATCCTATCGTACCAAGCCATCACATTCGCACTTGGGACTCACTTTCATTGCCCCCCTCACTTTTGGGACGATCAGCCGCCCGACAGGGTTCTTCTCGACTACATGATTGTCCGTGCCGCCAGCGACAAAAAGGCGGAGATGCTTGAGCGCATGAAGAAACAGGCTGAAAGGCAAATGAAGCACGGAAGAGGCAATAAGGGGCAACCACTACGCACAACAAGCGATGGAGCCGCTCTGGGCGACTTTTTTGAGAGGCATAATCAGCAGATGAGGGGGGATTGAAATCGGACAACTCGACGACTATGTTTCCTCGCTTGCAAAGATGAACACGCTCAACAAGAAAAACACCAAGTCAGCCAACCTCCTTAACATTCAATACAAGGCTCTGCACAAGATGTTTGGCCCCTTCTTGGATCTGTTCGTCAACGTCAAGAACAACTTTGACACCGTTGGCGAGGTGATGGGGACATTCTCCGAGAAGACCGAAGAGGCTGGAGAGGCTGTCGAAACCGCAATGGGGCCATTGGGTGCTATGCTCAAAGCGTTCCGTATGATCAACTCCGCCATGATCTTGATCTTGGGAGTCTTTGCTGCGGTAGGCGCAGCCATGTATTTGCTCGCAACTCAAGCGGGAGAGGGTTCTGCTAATTTTGAGGTATTGGGTGGGGTGATCGATGCGGCAAAACGGATTCTTTCATCGCTAATGGACGGTTTTTCTGCGTTGGTGGCTGTTGTTGGAGCAACCGATTGGGGGGCAATTTCTGCGGTGGTCATGCCCGCTTTGCAGACTATATTGGATGCATTAGGGAACATTGTTATCGTGTACCTAAGCGTGATTGCAATTGTCATTGAAAGCATCGGTAAAATCGTTGCTAAGATGAATGAGGCAGGGATGCTTGAACGAATTATGGGTGCGGTTGCGATGTTCTTAGGGGCATTCGCTGTTGGATACAACATCATCGTGGATGCGATCACTTCAACAGGAGCCACCATGGATGATGTGTTGAACGGCATTCAGTCTGCCTTTGACTATGTGATCGGCTGGTTGTTTAGCAGCGGCTTGATGGAGTTCTTCGTCAAATTGATTGAAACCTTCTTTACGATTTGGGGACTTATTGTGATCTTGGCTGCTCAAGCAATTGCCCTTTTCATTCGGATTTGGGGGGTCATTGGCCCGCCTTTGGTTCGTTTCGTCAAGGCTGTGTTTGACTTCCTAAACCCAATTGTTCGCATCATCACAGGGATTCTCGGCTTGATTTTGGAGGGGGCGGTGTCAATGCTCACGAGTCTTACGACTTATTTCAGCGGTGCAAGCGATAGCATCATGGCATTCCTTGACCCTGTTCTCGAAGTTATCACATTCATCCTCGACGGGGCGTCGAAGGTATTGGACATTGGTGGAGGTCTTTTGGGCGGTGCTGCCGATATGCTCGGTTTCAGCGATGGTGGCGTTGCCTCTGGGCCAACAAGCGGCTACCCAGTTGCTCTGCACGGGACTGAGGCAGTCGTGCCTCTCCCTGATGGCCGAACCATCCCTGTTTCGATCAAAGGCGACATTGGAGGCGGCGGAGGCCAAACCAACATCACAATCAACGTCAGCGGTGGCGGCAACGCTAAGGAGATCGCCAAGGCCGTGAGCGATGAAGTGAGCAAGGTTATGCGAACCCGTTCAAGGGGCAACGGCTACACCAGAGGGGTGATTTGATGCCAAAGATTCAGTTAATCCGTCGAGATGGAGGGGTTGTTGAGTTGGAAGCCACCAACATTGGGATCTCGGTGCAACGAACCATCACGGGGCCATATCCAATCCCTCTGCTCGCAACCCGTGCAGCCTTGGATCTCAATCAACCAAGCGTATCAATCACCGTTGATGGTGTCATCGCAGATGATGAAACCCCTATACCTGGTGTGTCATCAAAGATGAGCCTTGACCTCTCCCTTTCGTTTGGTTCGGCGGGGGCTACATCATTCTGCGGAGCCATCTCCTCGATCTGGAGCGACATCATTGCAGAGGTCGATGGGGCCACCATCACATTCGTACCAAGGGGCAAATCGATGCTGGATTGGGTGAAAAGACCCAATTGTATTTGAAGGATGGAAGCGCAACTAACGTGGTTGACACCACGAGCATCATCTATGCCGACATCTCCTCGACCACCAACACCAATACCCTATCAACCGCAATTCAATCTGCGCTGAACGGAGCCAGCATCAAAGTGGACGGATCAACCGTCAACTTCACCACCGAATGCACGGTGTCGGCCAAGACAGGTCAAGCCGCCGCAATCTCGTATTTCGCCCAAAACGCAAGCGAGGGAACCTACACCAACGAATTGATTGAAATCTCAAACGATGCCACGGGCAGTTCGGGGGACTCAACGGTGATCGTGGAGAAATCCACCACATCCTCGTCAATTGCATGGACGAAGCAATTCTTCGTGTCTGATATGCAGGGCGGAGTCAATGATGTCAAGCAGACCCGTGGGGACAAGTTGCAAGACCTGCTGAACATGATCACAAACCCAAGCGTAGGCGGTGGACTCATCAGCCCTCAAACCCTCACAGGCTCAATGATTGAGTTGCCAAGTTCAATTGCATCGGTTGACTC